AGATCGCCGGGATCTGCGTGAAGAGCGTCGGCACTAACACCGTTTCCGTCGTCGCGGTGATCGTCGGGAGCGCCGCACTCGGCGGATCGAGCGTCAGGTCCGCGACATACTGGCGACTCATGCGATCCTCACCAGGCCCGCGGCCGCCGTCGCCGCCGGGAAGGTCACCGTGAACGTGCCCGCCGTCGCCGTGATGTCGGCCCCGAAGTCTAAGACGGCCACCGCTTTGTTACTGCGGCTCGAGTTGTGGATGAGCCCGCCGCGCGCCGTGCCGGTAAACGTCGTCGCCGTCGGGTCCGTCGTCCAGTCGAGGATCGCGGTATCGGTATCCAGCGTCACCGTGAACCCGACGAGCGTGATCCCACCGGCCGCATAGCTCCCCGAGTTGGCGACTTCATTGGTCGCGCTGTAGACCGTCGTGGCTTTCGACAGCGTCGCCGCCGACGTGTAGAGCGCCAGCTTGTAGACATCGGCCGCGGTGTGCGGCGTCATCGCTAGGAGTTCCTGCTTAAAGCTGTTGCACACGGCCGCGGTGATGGCCACTAGATCGTCTCCTCCGTCACGCGCAGGACGCGTCCGTCCGGCATCTCAATCCGCTTCTGCAGGCGCGTCGGGGTCAGGTCCGCCAGTTCCTTCCGCAACAGCGCGGTGAAACTCGCCGCGGCCATGGCTTCGTCCGCTGGGGGGGGCTGCGCTGGCGGGGTCTGCGCCGGCGTCGGCTTCGCAAACGGATCATTCGCGTCACGCTCCGCGAGCGCGGCAATCGAATAGTTTTGTTGCTGCGAGAGCGGCGACTCCCCGCCCTTGACTGGGCCCATGCCGTAATACTTTTTGCGGACTTCGTTGAACGACAACCCGCTGGTGACGCCGGACTGGGCCGCCGCCGTGCGTGTCGCCGTGTCCATCCAGATCAGATCATCGATGTCGAACTCGGTCCCGAACGGCTTGGGCAGCTCCAGCCCTTCGTCGTGCGCCTTCTCGAAATTCGTGGTGAGCGATTGGATGCACTGACTGTGGTATTTCAGGATCAGCGATTCCCACGAATACGGGGGCGCGGGGCCGATGTCGACGAGATAGGGCGGGACGCCGAACGCGCTGCACACCTGCTCCGCGGTCATCCGCAACTGTTCCACCAGTTGCGAGTCGACCGCGTTCATGGCCAACTGGTTGAACTTGAGCTCCCCGCCCAATACCGCGATCTTGCCGTAATTGTTGCCGCTGAACTGCGTCTGCCACCGCGCCTGGATCGCTTCGGCTTGCGTGTTCGTGATGCCGAGCGGGGCGGTGAGAATCGCCGCGGGCTGCGAGCCGTTGGTGAAGAACTTTTCAGAGTTCGCCTGGATGCTCAGCCCTTGCACGGCGGCTGTCCCGCACGCGTAGATCGGACTGACCCCGATCAACGGATGATACGGCGCGATCATCGTGTCGTGAATGATCTCGCGCGACGGGACGATGACCGTTTCCTCTGGCAACCGCGAGAGCGGATCGCGTTTCAGTTCGTAGTAGATGGCGCCGTCCGGCGTGACGAGGGGCGTCACGCGGGTCGGGTCGAGCACGTAGAGCGCCGTCACCACGCCGCGTTGGTCGCGCGCTTTCAGCACGTAGGCGTTGCCGTGGAGGAGCTTCGACCCGATGTACTGCTCGACGTACTTGTTGATGGTCTGATACGCGTTCGGTTTGCGCAGCACCGGCGAGAAGGCCGGTGACTCCGTCTCGCTCCAGATCCCGTGGCGGTCCTGTTCCACCAACCGCAGGCACAGCTTGCCGATGTCGGTCGTGATGAGCCGGTAGCACGCATAGACCGCGAAGTAACTGAGCGCCGAGCTGGTGCTGATTTCGACGTTGCGCTGCCACGCCCCGGTAAACGGCTCTCTCACAACGGGCCACCACGACCCGCTGGTGCTCAACGGGTTCAACTGGAGCCCTTTGGTCCGTAGTTCAATGTGCCGTCCGAACACTGTCAGTGAGATGTTCACGTCGCCCTCGCAGGGATACCTAGTGGTATACTCACTTGGTGGCAACGCAGATCCTTAAGATGCTGACTGACGGCAGCGGCGCCCTGACCGATGAGGCTTACGATTTGATGGAAGCCGACACCAGAACGGCCCTCGTTTCCTTGTTTGTGCGGCCAGAATGCGAGTTGGTGTTCAGCAAGGCGGCGGCTGAAAACAACTACGCTGCCGAGGATCGTTTCCTGTATCTCGGATCGCATCAATGCTGCGAGCGGGCCGTTGATGAACCTGACTCCGTCTACGTTGAGTTGTGGGCGTGGATAGACGAGGACAGCGGGAGCGACTTCGTTACGTGGAACATTTCGACCGTAGACGAGGGTAGTCAGCATCCAATTTACTACTGCCCGTTTTGCGGAGTAGATCTCCGAGCGGAGACGCTGATTGACGAAGCAGATGATCTCTTTCACGGACCCACAACGAAAGTTCCTGATCCGTGAAGCCGCCCGGCTCGGTATCTCTATCGCTGAACTCGTGCGGCGAATCATCGACCGCCACATCGAGCACGCGAAGTGAGGAAGCGACGCGACTACAAGGCGTATGAGGCGACCCATCGCGTCGAGCGACGCGCGAAGAATGTCGCCTACCATCAGACTCACCGCGCCGAGATCCTGGCGCGGTCGAGAGCACGCTACGCGGTCAAACGCGCAGCCGACTTGGCAAGGAAAGCGGCACGCCGCAAGGCGAACCCAGAGGAAGGCCGAACGTATCGTCTGGAGTACTACTACACGATGCCGCCAGCCGAACGGCAACAACGGACGAAGGCGTACAACATCAAATACGCGGACAAACGCCGCGCTTGGCGCGAACAGAACAAAGAACGGCTGGCGAAGCAGGCTGCCGAGTGGACCCGCAAGAATAGTGGCGTCAAGCAGGCGGCGAAGGCCCGCCGATTGGCCGCCAAGATCCAGGCAACGCCTATATGGGCGGACCTGACCGCGATCGCCGCGATCTACACAGACGCCGCTCGCCTGACGCGCGAGACCGGGATCCCGCACGAGGTCGATCACGTCGTGCCGTTGCGCAGCCCGCTCGTCTGTGGTCTGCATATCGCTTGTAACTTGCAAATCCTCACGAAGACGGAAAATCGTCGCAAACACAATCGGTTTCAAGCCGCCGCCTGAACCGCGCGTTACTTCTTTTTGCTGTCCTTGGTGGTGTCCTTGGCCGGCGGTTTCGGATCGGCCGGGAAGCCTTTCCCCTGCACCTGAATCGTCGCCACGTCGCCATCGTCGGCTTCGTAGGTATCCCCCACCTCGTAGTCCTTGCCGTGGTAGCTGTGGGCCTGGACCGCTTTCATCGTGACGGTCTTCGGTTTCTCGGCGGTCTCGTCCTTCTCGTCCTTCGCCATGCCGTCTCCTTTACACCGTGCCGTAGATCAACTGGACGCCGTCCGGATGGGGAGGCGTCGACTGGTAGCGCGTGAACTGATAGCCACCCGCCTGCTCGAATTCATCCCAGGCGGCTTTCACTCCTGGAAACGCCCGATTGCCGTAGTCATCCCCCAACAGCAGCCCACCGGGGCGCATCTTCGGCGCCCACGCCCGGAGGTCGGCGCGGACGGCCTCGTAGCTGTGCGCCGCGTCGACGTAGAGATACTCAATGGGGGCGGTCCACCACTGAGCCGCCTCACCGGTTGTCGCCGGAATCAATCGGACGTTCGCGCCGACGCCCGCGTCGAGGATGTTTCTGGCACAGGCCACCAGCATCCACGGCGGCTGCGGCACCTGCGGATGGCCCGACAGATCGCCGGCCCAGGTATCGACACAGGTCAACGTCCCGCCCCAGCGGCGAATGGCCCGCGCGACGGGAATCGCGGACGCGCCGAGCCAGGTGCCGAGCTCCACGCACACGGTGGGCTGATGCTGTTCGACCAGCTCGAGGATCGTCGGGCCGTGATGAAACCAACCCGGCACCGCCGCCGGATGATCCAACAGCGCGGTCTTCACCGCTCGACCTTCGTATAGCCGCGCTTCAACAGTTCCGCAATCAGCGTGGCGTCCTCCACCACGAGAAACTTGGCCGTGCCCGCGAACCCGGTGGAGGCCGGCGGCTTCAGTTCCACGACGGCCTGTTCAGACTGGGACGGCTTCGGCTTCGAGTCGGTACGTGTGTTGCCCAATGTGCCCCACTGTTTTCGAGAGGTCGTGATCGATGTAGACCGTGTGGCCGGCGCGTCCGAGCCCCCGGCAGAACATGACGTCCTCGCCCACGTCGCCGCCGAGTTCGTTCAACCCATGCCGGAACCACGGCCGCCCCAGTCCCGCGACGACATCCGTCCGCATCAGCATCGCGCCCAGGCCGACATACTCGACGGCCTCAAGCCCGGTGCTCTCCGCACGCGTCGGCACCCGCTGCCCGTCTCGTGACGCCGTGAACAGCCCGGAGTCCTGGCGCACCAGGTAGTTGCACGCCACGATCGGTGTGTCGTGCATGTAGAGCAGGACCGCGGTTTCCCGTGGAACACTCATGTCACTGTCGAGCCAGAGCACATGCGTCGCGCCTTGTTTCAGTGCCGCCTCAAGGAACAATTCGCGCCCGACGTGAATGTAGGTCGACGCAATCCAGCCGATCGTGACGTCCGAACCCCACGGCCCCCGTTCGCGGGTGTAGGCGTAGAGCTGCGCGACATCGACAGCGAAGGCGGCCGGCACCGAATCCCGTGTCGGGCCGCCAATCGCCAGTCTCATAGGTCCGCCGCCGTCCCGATCAGCGTGATCGTCCGCGTGGCCCCAGACGCCTCCAGGTAGCGCGTCGTGTTCGTCGTCACATCCGCGAGGGCCAGCGCCTCGGTGTCTGCTCGCACGCTGACCGGTTCGTAGGCCGTCGTGACCCCGGCGATCGGGGCCACGCCGTCCGGATACGTGTAGGTCACGCGGAACAGATACCGCTGCATCGACTACGTGCCGTTGTAGACCGCCGCCGTCGTGATGTAGGTGACCGCCGCGGTGCGCGCCCGAATCCAGGTGATGAACCGCTCGGCCTTCAAGCCGATCAGGTTGCGCTGCCAGAGCGAGAGATAGACGGTCGTCGCGTCCACGGTGTCGGTCGGCGCTGAGTCCATCTGCACGCTCGCCTCGCGCGAGACGTCGATCCGCACGCCGCCTTCGTCCGCGTAGAGAATCGACGGCGCATGCACGAGGATCACACGGAGGCCGACGTTGTTGCTGACGATGACCGGGATGCCGAACAGCTTCCCCCCGTCCGTCCCGAACCCGGGGAACAACGGCTGCCCGAGCGCGTTGATGGAGATGCCCAGGCCAAAGGCGTTGGCTTCGTTCATCAGCCAGACGGATCCCTCGAGCGGGATGTTGGCGGCGGCAAAGACGCCGATGCGGCTCGACAGATCCACCTTGGCCGCCGCGCCGGTGACGCCCGACGAGGCAATCGTGGCCGCGCCGTTCGTGATCGAGGCCGGCGAGACGTTCGCCACGACCGCCACGGCGGGATCGACGAGCTGCGTATCGAGGAACGCGCCCATGCCCGCGATCATCTCCTCGCGCACGAGCCCTTCCGCCGACGGCGACGAGAGCATGGCGAGTTCTTCGCTGATCACGATGATGCCGGCCGCCTTCGCGAACGGCACCGTGACCGTGGCGTAGTCGGCTTTCGTGACCGGTTTGGGTTTGTTCTGCCCCACCCAGCCATACACGCCCCCGGTCGTCTGCGTCGGGACAGAGACGTTGAACGGCACTTGACGGAGACCGGGGATCCGCCCGATGAGGGTCCGCGGCCGCAGCAGTTCGAGGAATTCGTTGAGCGGCTGCGTGACGACGAGTGGCCCCGCCCACGTCGCATCGGTGGTGGTGCCGGCGGCCACGGCGGCTTTCGTCTGCCACATGTGCTCGATCATCGGCCCGACTTCGGGCGTCGAGTCCGCCCACTGCTTGGCGAAGTGCATCGTCTTGTAGGAATCGCCGTGGCCGGCGGCCATCGCCATGCACATCCGGGCGAAGGCGGTCCCCTTCGGGACGTTGGCCTTGACGGTGATGACCGGGACGGATCCGCCGCGCAGCTCGGAGGCGGTGATCTGGCTGTGTGTGGTGGTGGTGATCGGGGTCGCTTTGATCAGGTTCAGTTTTTCCTGCTCGCGGAGACGGACCAGGTGCGCGTCAACGCTCTTGAGCTCGAGCGCGAGGCCGTCGTATTCCTCGGTCTGCGCGTCGTCGAGCGTCGAGTTGGTCTCGGCGGCTTTCGTCATCAGGTCCGACATGCGCGCGGCTTTCGCGGCGCGGGTGTTCTCGAATTGGGTGATCTGTTCAGGGGTAGTCATGGCTTTCGCGGCCTTCACCGCAGAGACGACAGGCAAGCCCGTGACGCCGGGCGAATGACGGCCGGACGCGGCCAGGTCGAGCGATTTGATCGTGTGGATCGTACAGGCGGCGTTCGCCGGCACCGTCACGAGCGACAGTTCCATGACTTCCGTTTTCAGGAAGCGGAACCCGCCCGTCTCTTTGTTGAAGCTTTCTTCGAGCGCGCGGAAGCCGATGGAGACGCCGGAGACGAGCCCCGCTTTGACGCTCTGCCAGGCTTCGTCGACGCGGTCGCGGAGGATGCCGGGTTCGTCTATGGTCGGGAGCGTCGCGGTGAACGCGATCCCGTCCTTGGTCGGTTTCTTGAACGTGGTGATCCCGACAGGCTTTTTGGCGTCGTGAAACAGCAGGAGCGGGAGCGGATTTTTGAACGAGACCCCGAGCGGTTCAATGACATCACCGACGCGGTCGGGTTCCGGGGTGGTGGCAATGCCTGAGATCGTGCGACGCGCATCGTCAACGGCTTTGACGTGGAGGAGGGCATAGGCACGGTGCACGGTGCCTATCACCTTGTGACAGATCAGGTCACACGGGATTGATTCAGTAGGAAAAACTCCGCTGTCGATAGACCGGCGGCCACGACGGTTCCGGACTGCGGTCAAAGTCCGCGATACCATAGGTGGGTTTCGTCACGTCTGCCGTCTCGTTCCTCCACACCGACGCCGTCGACCGTGGGATCGGGACGCGAATCGTCGGCCACAGTTCGGGGACGTCGTATTCGCGGACGTGTCCGGAGAGATCGATCAGCAGCACCGTCATGGTCGCGGCGGCAGCTTCAAGAGCAAGAGCTGGCGGATGGTTTTGGAGATGCTCTGCTCTTCTTTCGCAGCGAGTTTGATCAGGCGATCGTGGGCACTGGCGGGGAGCCAGACGGAGACAGACGAGCACGGGTCCGCGACCCGCGTCGAGCCCGGGGGCCGACCGGGCGGGCGCTTCATGCAGCCTTTTGGATAAAGGACAAATTCACCGGAGTTCTGGCGCCGCAACTGCACCGCATGGTCACAAGACGTGTACCGACAAAATGGACGATGATCGTAACCACACAAAAGCAAAATTTCTTACAGGATGGGCAATCGAAGCTGAGAGGGTAATCTGCTGGATGCTCAAGGGTCACAAATTCAACCGGGATGTTTACAGGGATAACCGGCGTGGTTCTATTACGCTCTGACTGAAGTATGCGATCGATCGCTGCCATGAGTTCGGGTGTTTTCCGAAACCATTCGCCGCGATGCCGAAACACAGCAAACTGCTGATGCAGGTGGCGATCGTCTCGGCCTTCTGGAACAACGATTGTGCCGATCAGTTTGAACTTGTCAGGATTGCCGGTTTCAAATTCCTTCATGCGCTCGCGCACGTCGCGCGTCGTGAACCCGATCTTGACGAAGTTCCTGCACTCGACAAAGTACACCAGCCGTTTGCCTGTAGCTGCTAGGCGGCCATCGTCGTCGTAACCCCAGAATGACAACTGCCCGGTCATCATCGACCTCCTACATGGACACTCGGATCATCCTCGTCGAGCGGAGGACGGCCGGGGGTGCGCTTCATCGGCCCCCGAGTACAACCATGCTGTATTCCGGGGGCTTTACCGTGGCGTTGCGCTCCATCTGATCTACCGCCATGATCAACGCCGCCACCCCGTCGATCTTCTCCGTGCTCGCCTTCTTTGAAATCCGCAGGTTTTCGAAATCATCCGCGACGATGCTCACGTTCGACACGCACCACCTGAGCACCGGGTGCCCGTCGTGCCGCAATGTCCGCGCGAGGATGTGTTTCTCGAGTGCCTTCGTGGAGGCACTGAGCGAGAGGAACCCCTGACCCGTCTGCACGCATTCGAACCCGTCGAGTTCCTGCAACCGGGTCACCAGATACGTCGCGTTGAACTTGTCGAAGGCCACGGTTTTGACTTCGAATTCGCCCGCCCACTCGCGCAACTGCCGGCGCACGGCTTCGTAGTCGACCACGTTGCCAGGCGTCGGAATCAGGAACCCGTCGCGCGCCCATTGGTCATACGGCACCCGGTCGCGGGTCACCCGTTCCCGCATGTTGTCCGCCGGCACGAAGAACTGCGCCAGGACATCGAAGCCGGCGCCCTCATCGTCGGGGAGGACGCCGACCAGCGCGGTCAAGTCCTTGGTGCTCGACAGGTCCATGCCGACATACATCCGGCGCCCTCGGATCCGGCGGCGGTAGTCGGCGCGCGTCACGCCGTCACCACGTTGCACGCATCCCACGCCGGCATCTGCAACCACCGGCTCGCCTGCTCCGTCCAGATATTCAAAAACAGCCGCTTGAACGTGTTCTCCTGGGCCGGGATTTCCTGCGCCCGCGCACACGCGATCCGCATGTCCTCGAGGCTCCGGAAGTCTCCGAGCGCCGGATTACACGCCTTCCACGTCTTCTCGCTTGTCCAGTCCGCCCCGTCGGGCATCTCGTAAATAATGGGCAGGAACGTCGGGTCGAGGCTGGGGTTCTCCTTCACCTTCCTGGCATGGGCGTAGAGTTCCCACAGGATCGAGTGCCGGTCGTAGCCCGCCGTCGAAATCGACATCATCAACGGCTGCAGCCGGCCGCCAAAACTCGTGGCCAGCACGTCATACAGCAGCCGGTTCGGGGCGCAGTGCAGCTCGTCGTAAATCACCATCGAGGCGTTGAAGCCGTGTTTCGAATACGCCTCCGCTGAGATGGCTTTGCAGAAACTCCCGCTCTTGCGGTGCACGATCCGCTTCTGGCTTTCGATGATCTCGACCTGGGCCTCCAGTTCCGGGTCGTTCCGGATCATCGCGACCATCGCCCCGTAGACCTTGCCGGCCTGATCCCGGTCGGCGGCCGCCAGGTAAATCTCTGCCCCGGTGGCCCCGTCGAACAGCAACCCGTAAATCGCGATCGCGGCCGCCAGCTCCGTCTTCCCGTTCTTCCGCGGCAGCATCAACAGGCACGTCCGATACTGCCGGAGCCCATCCGCAACGCGCGTCGAGAACAGCGGCCGGATGATGTCCCGCTCCTGCCACTTCCGGAGATTGAACGGCTGCCCGTTGAAGTCGCCGGTATGCGTCAGCCGGTTGATCACGGCCACGGCCCGATCGCTGCCGGCGTTGCGTTTCACTGGATCCCCGCCCACTTCGACACCGGCTCATCCGGCTTTTTCGGCACCGCAATCCGCGCGCGCGCGACCGGCGTCAACCCGAATAGCTCGTAATACGGCCGCAGCGCCGTCGCCGTCTCCCGCTCGAGCTTGATCGCCGCGTGGATCTTCACTACGTCCGCCCCGTTGAAGTCCTGGCTGACGACGAACGGCGCAAACCCCTCCGCGTCCTTTTGGGCACTCGCCTGCTCGACCGTGGCTTGCAACTCACACAGGGTCGCGAAGGGCTTCAGATCCGCCGACGTCAGGGTGCCCATTGCCAGACAGACCGGCGCCAAAGCGTCCCAGACCCCCCCAGCAAGGCGCGACAACCCCACCGGCCGCACGATCTCTCCCGCCGGTGGCACGGGCTCATTTTTATTAAGCTTTTTCTTGCTCGGGTTCCCGAGCAGCATCGTCAGTTTCGTCGGCCGCGGACGCCGACCGGAGTTCTCATAGCCCATGATCATTCTCCGAAAATTCGCGCCAGGGACGGAGGTGTCC